AATAAATGCTGAATTAACAAATAGACCTGTTGAATTAACAACTAAACCTGTATTAGCTAATACTGTAACACCGTTAGTATTAGATACTATACCATTACCAGTAACAACATAACTTGCAAGGTTTGCATTAGTTGCTGTTACAGCTGAGTTAACGTTAAGTACACCTTCTGTTTTGCCATATGCAAAAGATGAATTATTTGCAGTAAGAGCAAATACTGAGTTAGTAGAAAATGTAGAACTATTAGCTGTAAGAGCAAAGGATGAGTTAGTTGCAAATACTGCACTGTTAACATTCAATACACCTTCTGTCTTACCATAAGCGAAAGAAGAGTTATTAGATGTTAATGCAAAATTAGAATTTGTTGCAAATACAGCACTATTTACATTTAGAACACCTTCAGTTTTTCCATATGCAAATGTAGAGTTATTAGCTGTAGAAGCAAATGTAGAGTTAGTTGCAAATGTTGAACTGTTAGCAGTATAAGCAAATGTAGAGTTAGTTGCAAATGTAGCAGAGTTTACATTCAATACACCTTCGGTTTTACCAAAAGCGTATGCTGCATTATTAGCGTTTATTGCATTAGTAGAATATACAGCACTATTAACATTTAATACTCCTTCAGTCTTACCAAAGGCATATGTTGCATTATTGGCTGTACCTGTAAATGTTACGCCGTAAACGATGTTTGCTTGGAAATCAGCAATTCTGAAAGATGCGTTTGCAGTATCGATATATGGTGATGCATCTGGCTCTGGAAGATATCCATCAAATACTTTCCATTTACCATCTGTATGATCTCTAAAGAAACCGGTATGTCGATATGTACCGTCATTATAAGCACCAGCAATACCAAGATCCGGATTAGTTACCGCATCATTAGCATTGAGATAGATCATATTATCTCTTAAATAGAGATTATTTGCATTAATTGTAGTAACGTTACCAGAAACGTAAAGGTTGCTTGTAACTAAGAGTGTTGCAAATTGAACTGTATCTGTAGTTCTTAAATTCTGGTTAATTACATAACCGTTAAGATAAGAAGCATTATTTGCATTAATTGCATTTGTAGAATAGACTGCGCTATTTACATTTAGAACGCCTTCTGTTTTTCCGTATGCATATGCAGCATTGTTTGCATTAATTGCATTTGTAGAATAAACAGCAGAGTTAACATTTAAAACTCCTTCTGTTTTACCAAAAGCATACGTAGAATTATTGGCAGTAAAGGCAAATGTAGAGTTAGTAGCGTAAACTGCTGAGTTAACATTAAGTACAGTTTCTGTCTTACCAAATGCATATGTCGCATTATTTGCATTTATAGCATTAGTAGAATATACTGCTGAGTTAACATTAAGCACACCCTCAGTTTTACCATATGCATATGTTGCATTATTAGCAAAAACTGAACTGTTTGCATTGTAAGCAAACGATGCATTAGTAGAATATACAGCACTATTTACATTTAAAACGCCTTCAGTCTTACCGAATGCGTATGTAGAATTATTTGCATTTGTTGAGTATACTGAACTATTGACGTTCAATACACCTTCAGTTTTTCCAAATGCATATGTAGAATTGTTTGCTGTAAATGCAAATGTTGAATTTGTTGCATAAACGGCGCTATTAACATTTAATACGTTTTCCGTTTTACCGAAAGCGTAAGTTGAATTATTTGATGTTAGTGCATTAGTTGAGTATACAGCACTATTAACATTTAATACGTTTTCTGTTTTACCAAAAGCATAAGTTGCATTATTAGCAGTATATGCAAATGTTGAGTTAGTAGCATAAACAGATGAATTTACATTTAATACACCTTCGGTTTTACCGAAAGCAAATGTAGAGTTGTTTGCTGTTATTGTAGCAATATAACTAGCATTTACGTATACACCAGTTGCATTTGAAATAATACCAGTGTTAGCATTTACTTGTAAACCGCTAGCATTAGCAAACAAACCATTATTAACATTTACATAAATGCCTGTTGCATTTGCTACTATACCTGTATTAGGTACAACGAAAACACCGGAAGTATTAGCTACTAATCCAGTGTTAGCTTTAACTGATAAACCACTTGCTGTGGATGATAAACCGTTTGCTGTAACTACGAATGTTGCGTATGTCGCAAGGTTAGCAAATAAAGAAGTTGTTGCATAAGTTGCGCTGTTAACATAAAGAGCAGCATTTGCTGTATAAGCAAAATTAGCGTTAGTAGCGTAAATTGCACTATTAACGTTTAATGTATTAGCAACATTATTTGCGATAGGAACAGTAGTAATATGACTACTAATAGTAGGTATATTTTGATTGTTTGGGATTACGACGCCTGATACGTTTCTTATTGTAGTCATTAAGTAGTTACCTGCGGTGTTACAGTTACAATACCCTCAACTATTCTAGAAACTTGATTAGACGAATCTACCACCTCAACATCATATACATATCTACCAGAAACTAAACTAGTTGTGGTATTAGCACTCATTGAAAGAGTAATAAGACCAGTACTGTCACAATTAACAGAAAAAGAAACAGAATTAGATGATGTGTAGCTCTTTTTTATCTTTGAGCGACCTGTATATCCAGTAAAATCGACAGGTAAACCATCATCACCATTTACATAAAAGTAGGTGTTGAAGGTTGTGCCCTGATCAACTATAATGTTTAGTTTCTGAGCCATAGTAATATCCTTGAATAATATTACTATTTATAAAATAAAATTATCGTTGTTTTGCAAAGTTTGCTCTAGAAAACTCTGATCTATTAACTAATTTTATAGATTTTCCTTGATGTGTTACTACATGACCTTCACCAGCGCTTGGTGTACCATTAAGAGAGGTTCTAAGTTCTGAACCTTTGTCCATTGCAGAAACTAAAACGTTTTTAGCTTTTTGAATATGATCATGAAGCTTTAAAGCTGTATCAAAATGATGAGCATTCATATCATGATGATCTAAATCAGCCTGCATAGCAGCACGTTTTTGCGCTTTAGATTTTTCTGTTTTAACACTATCAATTGCTTTTTGATGAATGCCAGCAATATGAGCTCTTAAGCCTTTTACAGTAGGTGTTTCACCGCTTTTAATTGTCTTATTAATATAAGATTTAAAAAATGATGAATGTTTTTGAACTGCATCATGAAAATCATGAGGTTGTTTATCATGAAGTTCTTTTGCTGCATTCATATGCTGAGTAAAAGCTTCACTGTCTTTTCTGCTTATTCTGGTATCAGCAGGTGTCTCAGCAGACATTAAATGTACATCTGGATGATTTTTAAATTCACTAGTATCGGTATGAGGTGCAGCTGTCATACCACTAAAATTACTACCATGGTATTTTGTATGTACTACAAAACCCATTTTAGCTCTTTGCATCTTCTTACCAGTATCAGTATCTTTATGAGCTGTATAAGTTAATGTGTTAGGTGTAGAGCTAATATCACCGTTAGAATGATGATGTAGTTCGTGATGAGAATACATAAAGTCGCCTTGGTATACACCTTTTCTAGGAGCAACTTTTTGTAAGTTTGTAAAAGCTTGTTTAAGTTTAGATACAAGTCCTGGAGCGTGACCATGATTTTTTTCTATATCTTCATGTGAATAATTAATTTTAGGATTAACATTAAATGCAGATTTAGTAGCTACAAAAAATTTACCTGTTTCAGGATGATGACCAAAAACTACAGAAGGTGACCCGTCAAATTTAGTGCTCATTGAAAGCCCAGGTACATTCTTACCTTTAAGCTTATTATGAACAGCATGCAAGGTATCTACTGCATGTTTATAAGCATAATGACCGTCAGCAACGCCTTCTTCAGCGTGCTTAAGATGGGTAAGTTTACCTTCCGGTTCTGCAGCCTCGTTAAGACTTACTAAAGCAGAAAAATTAAGCATTAGCTGATCTAACTATAATTTCTTCAGCAACTGATTTAACGTCTTAACGTTTACGTTTACCAGCAGCCCAAACCCCTAAAATACCTTTAATTTTAGTATTAGGAATATAACGATCAGGAGCATTTTTAGCTACTAATTCATACTTGTCACTATGATAGTTCTTACGGGTAACTCTTTTCTCAGAAGTAAGACCATATGTACCATTACTATTACGAGATAGATTTACTTTACCATGATGTATTTCGTCTACATTATCAATACCTGACTTAGCATCATTATGACGTTCACCAAAAAGAGCTCTCTTAATTAAATCATGATGTTCAGGATTACTATGTGATAATGGCATAGTACGAGAACGTCCTTGAAGGCTAGCGCCCTCGCCCTCTCTTTTTGTTAAACGTTCACCGAAATCTTTAATTGTAGGATGATTAGCAGTGCTCTGTTTATTAAAGGCACCATATCCTTGATTACTCTCTTCACTCTTTTTAAGGCTAACATGAATAACATGTTCACCTTTATCATTTACTAATGCCATATCTGCTTTTGGGTTGCCTTTTACCTGGACAGCACCTACAATTCTATGTTTAACACCATTACGGTCGTGCATATAAACAGGCTCTTTACTGCTTGTTATTTGATTATGTAAATGTGAAATTGTTTGCTCTTCGTCTGATCTTCCGCCCCAACCAGAGCGTCTTTCCATAGGTTTATTAATAGAGCTAATAGGCGTTTCAACTTTTTTATTAGGATCACTATGATGAGAGACTGTCGCGTATGTGGTATTAGTCTCAGGGTCATGACGTGTACCATGTACCGTAAGTTTTTCACCTTTAGGAATATGATCTATTTTTTTATTTGAAAAATATGTTGCTGTTTCAGGATTTGAAAGATATTTCTTAGCATGTCTCTGGCCAGTCTCACCAGAAGCATCCATTGGTCTACCAACTTGCGCGTCTGGGGCTCTTTCAAATAAAAAAGAAGAAAGTTTTTTCATAAGTAATCTCCAATTCGATTACTTATTTATAACCCTAAAATAGTAGAATCATAAGTTAGCTTACCGCCTCTGAAATCGTTACGAAGATAGTCAGCTAAAATTTCAAATCTAACTGACGCATCTTCATCACCGTTCTTACCTAAGTCAATAGAAGCACTTTGACAGAACTTAATAAGATCAGATAGACTAATACGGTCACCATGACCGAGAGCTGCAGGTTTCATATTAGCTTTACGTTGAAACATAGTATACTCCTCTCACTATGATTAAATAATAGCATGTTTCATTTTACTGATCAATAAAAAAGGGCCCGAAGGCCCTGAATTATGCTTGGCGATTTATAAGAGCTATTTTATGAGTAGTTGGTTTAAAGTATTTCATAACTGTATCAACTACGTCTTGTGGCTCGTAAGGTTTACATGAAAATACATCTAGATAAAATGTATCATTTTCTTCTACGAAATGAGCACAGATATTTGATGTTTCAATAAGCTGTACTAATGTATAACCTTCTTTATTACCAGAACCGAAACGTACGATTTGAGGTTCACCATAAGCAACCATATCAATCTTTTGCACAAGTTCTTTAGTAAAATTATAAATTGTATCATGACTAGATATCGCTTCATGATCTGCACCTGCACAATCAAGAATAAGATGATAGCCCCAGTATTCTGTAGTTTCTTCCATTCCAGTAACTCCAAAAAAGAGAAAAAGAAAGCGCCAGCTCAAGCTGGCGCAGTCTTATTTATATGATCAAAACTTAACGTTAAGACCGACAGATACGCTGTCACCTGTTGCATTAAAGCTTGATGTAGTATCATAGCTACGTGCAATCTTAGCACTAACACTGTATGCTGGTGTAATTTCGTAAGTTACACCTGTACCAATCTGATGACTTTGATAGTCATTTGCAGCTGTATCAAAAGCGCTACGATAACGATATTGAACAGCGTTCAATGTAAGACCGTCAATAAGCTTATAGTCTGCATTATCGTAAAGAGCATAATATGGGAAGTTTGTAGTTGTGAAACGTTCACCAACGCCTACTTTACCAGATACTACTACACCTGCAAATGCTGGAAGTGAATATCCAACCTGTGCTTCAAGATTCTGGTTAAGTTTTGAGCTAGGAGCTTGAGATGTTGAAGCAACACCACCAACGCTAAAACCACCACCAATGTTGCGCTTGTAAGCTACAGAATAAGTATCTGCAGTCTTTGAGCCGAAGTTATTAGCAAGATCCTGACCATAAGAAACTGACAAACTGTCAACACTAGCTGTAGCAGCAGGAGCTGATGCAGGAGCAGCTGGTGCAGCCTTCTTATTAGGAAGATCGGTTGCATAAGCAGTTGCTGTCATAGCAAGAACTGCAGCGATAGTAATTACATTCTTCATTTAGTTTTCCTTTTCGTTTGTTTCAATGATTCCAGAAAGCACTGGATATATTTCTAATAAACTATACCAGCAACCTTCTGCAATTTCTCGATGTTCTTTTTGAGTCCCATTTGCCATCCTAAGCTGACAATAGTGAATCCAGGATCGAACAGAACCTGCCATATAAAGTCGAGACATTGTTAAACCTTCCGGTAGAACTGCTCGAGCTTGTTCTTTAGCAATATTATTTTTAAGAGCCCATTTATAAGCTCCTAACGCTTCGTTAATTACCTTGGCTTGCTTATCTTTCCATTTATCCAAAAGCGCATAGTCTTCATTTTCAATACTATTCTGTCTATTTTTTGGATCTTGGAGTCTAGAATCTCTTGTTGAAAACCCGAGGTCATCTGTCGGGTCAGCATAACGCTGAGAAAATTCCTGAAAAGAAAAGGATCTATGCCTTAGTATTTGACGAGCAATGTCACGTGTAGTATTTATCTCCATAGTGACGTGAGCCATCTCAAAAGGACTCCAATGACTATGATCGACAAGATATTTAAGTAATTTGTTTGATGTAAGTGTATTATGTTGGTTATGAGGGTTACTTACTCTTGTAACATAAGAAATAAAATCTTCAGCCGTAAATTTTAATTCGTACGGCTGTGTATAAGCAATAATTTTTACACTCATAATAACCTCAAAATGGCGATCCCAAGACGACTCGAACGTCTAACCTGCTGCTTAGAAGGCAGCTGCTCTATCCTGTTGAGCTATGGGACCAATTATATTAAAAATAGTTAATGTTAATTGTAATTCTAACTTTTTGATCTGTACAATGTGTACTATGATGTGGTTTTGATGAATCAAAATACAACATTCTATTAGCGATAGAATCGATATTAGTCCCGTCTTCTAATCCTGTATAACCATTATTAGTATTAACATAATATAAAGCACCTGAGTGTGAATACTTTTGATCAACATGTAAAGCGTTTTTAACTAACTTACCTGTATTAGGATAAAGATTAGCTTTACATTTAATAAGTGCTTTAGGTTTAATAATATTAATTAACGGTAAAATTAAACCGAAAAAATTACTATTAACGGTATAATTGTTATAAAAGATATGCTCAAAATAAAAATCACCTCTATCAACATCACCATTGATAGCTACAAAATTATTAAAGTACCAAGGGAACTCGTTTGTAGTTAAAGTAGACTCAATAGCCTGGTGTTCAATAGAGGGTAAAAAATTATCAACAATATTATACATTATATAATCAACTAATTAAGATTTAATAAATGAACGAAGCATCCAAGCATGTTTAGAGTGAACATCAAGACGATCTTCTAAAAAGTTAACTAGACCGCTAACGTTTTGTTCTTGAGCAGTAGCATGTGCAGCTTTAAGGGCATCAATTACTCTTTGATTATCAAAGTAAAGTATACTAAACATTTGACCAGCTGAAGGTACATTTGTCTCGTCTTCTATCTTAGAAAGTTCTTTAAAGCGAGTATAACTTCCAGGAGCATATGAGTCTAAAGATCTAATCTCTTCTGCAATTCTATCAATTGAAGCAAAAACTTCTTCGTAAAGCTCACCAAAGAAATTATGATATTGGGAAAAATTTGGCCCTGTAACATTCCAATGAAAATTATGAGTTTTCAAATAGAAAGAAAATGCAGTAGCTAAAAGTGTTTTCATCTGGTCTATAAGCATATATGTCTCCTTAAAAAATTATTTATCGTTGACCTGCTGCCCAGAAGAAGGTAATAATTAGAGCCCAAAGACTGATAGAATATAAAGGAGCGAGAATATGACGCTTCTCCATAGCACGCTCTGACTGAACGATGTTTTCAATATCATTAAGGTCCTTAGCCTTTACAGTAGTATACGCATTCAGGATAACTAAGTTGCCAGGAAGACACCAGAGCCACCAAATGAACTTGAAGAAGTACTTAACAATAATCATATCTCTTTATATCCTATTCTAGAGAAAAAGGCAAGAGGGAAAACCCCTCAAGCCGCTTCCGCATATTCAATGGCCTTTTCAAGAGCCTTGACCTTACGAGTCTGATTAACACCGTACCATGAACTTGAAAGACGGCTATCAGCATTATGACCGAGAACATGGTCAGTCAAGTAAGTAACAGCATTGAAACCCTGCCACCATGAACCCTCTGCATATTGAGCACCAGGTTGAGTATAGAGTACATCCATAGCTTGGCTTGCTGCACGACTCAATGTCTTGTTTTCTTTCGAAGACAGAGAAGGAAATACATCAGAGAAATACTGCTTAATAGTCTCATCGTTATAACGCTTCTTACCAAGAAACTCGGCAATATCTTTATAAGAGTGAAGCTTATTACGAGCAATACCTAATGCAGCCTTAACTTGCTCAGGATCAAACTTAGAGCGATGGTTAATCTTGAACTGATGCTTTGCATTTTGTTGCAAAGACATGCTCAATGTATTGTTACATACAACACGGATAGGTGTAAAACGAACATCGTTAGAATAACCAAACTTATGAAAGTTTGTAAACTGAAGATAAGATTCTACACGATCACCGTTAAACAGTTCAAAGTCTTCGCCGACTTTTGCAAGAGCCCACATAATACGGCCATCTTGAAGTGAACCAGCAGTATGCATCTGCATATCACCCTGCATGACGAACTCGTTAAAGAATTCCATGGCTACATCATTATCAACGTCATGCCATTCAGGGCCTACGATATCAAGAAACTTTCCGTCGTCACGAACAAGTGCTTGACGACCGGTATCAATTTTCATACCTTCTACTTCAGCGAAAAGAGGAGTCTTAATGTTCTTGTGATTAAGACCTGCAGCTTCGAGCATTTGAGCAGGAGTAAGATCCCAGTGAACTTGCTTACCAAGTCCATGCCAAGGTACATCACCAACATATGCCATTTTAGCAGTACCGTCAGCATTATATTCTAATTCATGAGCCATTTCGTTTCCTTTCACATTAGCATCATAAAAATATATTAGTATGGTCACAAAAAAAGGTCAAGCAATTTTTTTATGCTTGACCTTTCTGGAATAAGCTTTTTTAGATACAATGACACGCATCTTGTACTTAGAAGTACGAAGATCCATAGCAATTTTGTTCACTTTAGCGGCCATTTCTCTCTCCATCAGCTTATAATTAAATATATGCTTTTTTAAGAAAAACGGCCACTATTATTTTATTAAAAAAACATCAATGTTTTCAATAAATTAGTTTATTGATTTCCATGTGTTTTTTACTTCTGCTTTCTGAGCAGCTGTAAGAGGTATGTAATCTAATGATTCTGCATCTTTATCATGAGCAAAACCATATTCGAAGAACTTGATTGCAATCTTTGCAGCTTCTGGATCTGCTGATTCCTTATACATTACAATATAAGAAGTTGCAACCATCGGCCAAGTTGTTTGGAATGCCTTAAGACCTGGAGATACTTTCTTACCGTCTTTACCAATCATATCAGCAACTTGAAGATCGTTCTGCTTAGCAAATGCGAACTCAACATAGCCAATGGAACCATTTGTTTGGTAAACGTTGTTTGATACACCGTCATTACCCTTTGCTCCAATTGCACCGCCAACCCACTCAACTGTCTGACCAGTGCCAAACTTTTTCTTCCAGTCTTCATTTGCTTCTGAAAGAAATTTTGTAAAATTCCAGGTTGTACCTGAACTGTCTGAACGACGAATCTTAATGATTGGAAGATCGGGAAGCTTTACACCTGGGTTAAGTTCAGCAATTTCTTTATCATTCCATCTCTTGATCTTTTCCATGTAGATCTTCGCAAGAATGTCTAAATTAAGAGTAAGATTATCTACTTCCTTAAGATTGAAAATAGGAACAATTCCGCCTACGATCATAGGGAATTGAACTTGACCTTTCTTTTCAAGATCTTCTGGCTTTACTGGGACGTCTGTAGCACCAAATGTTACGATCTTAGCATCAATTTGTTTAATACCTGCACCAGAACCAATGCCCTGGTAGTTAATTACATTATTAGTACTTTTCTTAAAAGAGTCGGCCCACTTTACATAAATTGGTTGTGGAAAAGTAGCACCAGCTCCAGTTACTTCACCTGCAAAGGCTGAAGTAGCAATAAACATAGATCCGATTACGGCAAGAATGTTTTTAATCATATTTACTCCTAGGGTTAAACGCTAAATTGCGCATGCTTATATAGATCTCAATTATGAAAGTTTTATGAATCGCATTGAGGAATTTCCGTTCAGTTGAAAAAATTTTTCAACTTATCAATATTTTCTGTTGCTTCACCAATTTTAGTCTTATCAAACACAGGTGAGTCATCTATAAGATTGTCTTGAGCTGATTGTTCTACATTATACAATCTCATCTTAGAACGATCAATACCAACTACAAACCTTTTATTTGTTGTAGGATCATTATATCGATTTTTTAATTGCTTAACCATAAGCTGATTTAAAAGTTCTAATTCTTCTGATGATACTAATGCAAACATCATATCTGCTGTTGCAGGTAGACCAAATGATTCAGATGTATCGGTTAGTTCGATATCCGAGCTACTATAACCGCTTCTAGTAGTCTGAGTAGCAGATACAATGGGAAGATTAAACTCAACGGCCAAACCACGAAGTTCCTCAGCAATCGCCTTAATGTAAGTATAAGAGTTGACGTTTGAGCCTGCTCTAATGCGAGATGAGCAACAAATGTTAAGATAGTCAATGTAAATAATATCAGGTAAAAAGTTTCGTTTAATACGTAGTTCATTAATTAAATGCCTGAAGTTAGCTGATCCAGCAGATGCCGTTGGATACTCTTTAATAATTAACTTACCAACAGTCTTTTCCTTAATACGATTTACTTTTTTATCGTACGCGTCTTTAGGAAGAATACTAAGTTCATCTACAGTTACGTTAAGAAGATTAGCATCAATACGTTCTGCAATACGCTCTTCAGCCATTTCCATAGTAATATAAAGAACGTTTTTACCTTTAACAAGATTTGCTGCAGCACAATGTGCCATAAACAAAGTCTTACCTACACCAGTACCTGCAAGAATAACGTTAAGTGTTTTTCTAGGTAAACCACCTTTAGTAATCTTATTAAAGTAATCTAAGTCAAACTCAATTCTATCTTCTTTTTTATGATAGAACTCATAACGAAGATCAGTGTCTTGTAGATAGTCGTGACCGATACTTGTCTCAAAACTAACACCAAGGGCATCAGAAAGAATTTTAGGAATAGAACCTCTAGATATCTCTCCTGTTTTTTCGTCTAGTATTTGAATACTCTTTAAGATAGCATTATGAATAGCTTTATCTTGACAGAACTTTTCAGTAGTGTCAAGTAACCAAGACACATCTGTATTTTCTGATGCAAGATTAGTAATTATATCTTTACATTTTTTATATGTGACTTCGTTAATCTTATCGATATTATTAAGTTCAATAAGAAGAGTTTCTCTTGAAGGTGTACTGTTATACTTTTTAACGTAATTATCGATTAAATTAAAAACAACTTTGTCTGAACTGTCATGGAAGTAATCCTCCTTAAGAAAAGGAAGAGCTTTTCTATTATAATCTTCGCTAAAAATTAAGTGTGATAGTATTGTATTTTCAATCATCTTTTTTCATATGTTCAAAGCATGTATGGCGATAACCGTCTTCTGTGGGCCAACCGCAATTTGCTTCTCTATAACATCCAGGTTCATCGCACATACCTACATAAGGTTTAAGTGCATCATATTTTTCTTCTTGTACAACTCGTTTAATATCGTCCATAGTAGAAATATCAAACTCATTAGATATTGTAATTCCATCAGAACAAAGTGGTGCGTAAGCTTCTGGACCAAATCCTAAACGATCGTAAATTAAATAGCGATATGTTCCACCTTCTTTAGCATGTTCTACTAAATGCTTAAACACCCACTGTGTTACAGCTAATTTATGTTCATCAGAAACCTCATCAAGAATTTTTTCTAATGAGAATAAATCACTGCTCATTGTTTACTAATGCTCCTGTAACAAGTGAGTATTTGTTTTTAATCCAGGTAGCAAAATCTGTTTTAGTAAAAATGTCTTTCCATACAGTGCTATTATCTTCAATATCAGCAGCACGCATTTTTTGGCCTACAACTTCACCTGTACTACGATCAACTAATTGATACCAACCGTTAGAAGGTTTAACTACATAACCACCTTCAATTGCTAGATCGAGAAGACCAGACCATTTCTTAATACCACCCTCATATGATACAGTGATAGGAATCTTTGACTTCTCTTTAACATAACGAGACTTCTCTACGTTAATAATAAAGTTATACCCTGCAATCTCACCACCGTCTTTTTCTTGCTGGCGACCGAGAATCCAAATAGTATCAGCTGAATAGTAAATACCAGTACCACCACCAACAACTGCTTTAGGAAACATACCAATTTCCATATACGTATGATTGACCACAATCAAAGGAATATCCTTAAGAGTCAAATGCGGAGTAATCATACGGAACAAACTCTTAAGAGACTTAGCACGAGACATATCTGCAACAGACTTCTCATTAAGAGTATCTTCTACTTCTTTCTTAGAAGCTAAGTTACCTACAGAGTCAATAACAATGACAATTTTATCTTCACGCTTGATTTCTGCAAGTTGTTTCATGACATCAAATTTAAGTTCTTCGATATCTGTGATTGGTGTATGAACTACTCGGTCCATATCAATATCAAACGATTCAAAGTAACCTTGAGGGGTACCAAACTCTGAATCATAGAATAAAAGTACGCTGTCAGGATATTGCTTCATATATGCAGAGGCCATAAGGAGAGAAAAGGCACTCTTAAAGTGCTTTGACGGGCCTGCTAACACAGTCAGTCCTGGAGTTAGGCCACCATCAACGCGACCTGACAGCGCTACGTTCACCATTGGAACGTTAGTTTGAATCATATCTTTCTTACCGTAAACTTTTGAATCGGTAAGAACAGATGTATCTTCAATAGTAGAATTTTTAATAAGACGGTCAATAAGAGACATAATTTATCCTTCAAGTATTTTTCTAAGCTTAGAAATGAATTCGTCGACTTTTTCAACTCTGTTAGGCCAGTATATGTTAGGCTTTTCAGGGTTTTTCTTCAAGTTAATTAGTAGGGGCATAATAGCATTAAACATGGCTTCTGCTTTTGCTTGTGCATTGTTTGCAGTAGCAGCTGTCTGTGCAACAACATCAGTAAGATCATCTGAAAAACTAAATCCAAAGTCATGATCTAAGTCTATGTTTTTATATGTTTTTGACATTACGCAAAAAACTCCTCTAGTGTAGCTTTCTTTTCAAGTTCCCATCCTATATTGCTAATAATATTTAAGATAGGATCAAGAAATGCCTTTTCAAACTGTGTATCATAATCAATATAATTATCTAGACCTAATTGACGTGGTAGAGTATTTGGAACTGCAAAAACATTCTCACGCATAGGGTTAGGTGTTTTCATGTAACAGAATTTAATCTTATCACCAGACATAATAGGTTGATACTTTTTATCAATCTTATAGTCTTTAATCATTTTATTGTAGACTAAAGCACCTCTTACATGAATAGGGGTTGCTTTCTTGTAAACAGTATTTAAATCAGCATAGTCTTGTATGTTTTGACAGCCACGAGGAAACGCAACATCTTCAAAAGGTAAGGTTCTAAAATGATTACGAGCATTATTAACGAACTCGATAAGATCACTCTCTTCTTTATTCATAATAACGACGAGAGCTTTTTTAATACTATCACGAACTGAATATGGTGTAGATGAACGGACAGCCTCGATACCCATCATCTTAAGTTTAGGTTCTTTATACTGAACACCTTCACTATTCCATACGTTGAGAATATAACGCTTCTTAGCAATCCAAATACCTTTATTAGCGATATTTTCTCGCTTCATTTTCATTTTTTGGTCAAAGGCATTAACATATTCAGCAAGACGTCCATAACATTTATCAATAAATGGTTCAAGTTTATCCTCACAAACTTTATCCAAGAATTTGACGACGTCTTCATCAGGCGGATATTTGCCATTATACACAGAAGCGACCACGTCGTCAAGCGTAATATACATAGAGTCCGTATCGCAAGCCAAGACATAGTCTTTACCCTCAGTCTTAAGTAACTTATTAAGGTACTTATTAATATTATCTTCCATCCAACGGATTGAAAGTTGACCAGAAAGAGTAATCGACTCAGCCAGCTGGTTGTCGTACCATCTAAAAAACTCATTTGATAATGCACCATATGCAGAGTTAAGTTGAATCTTTTTAGCTAGCTGCATGTTATGCATTTGTACTGCTAGCTTCTCATCGTTAGGATCTTTTGTCTTCTCGTAGTTCTTTTTTGCATCAAGCATTTTATTCTTAAAGACAACACGATCATCATACATGTCGTTCATAAGTTGAGGTAAGAAACCTCTTACGTCTTTACCGAACAGACAGCAGGTAGCTGCAATCGCTGCATTACGCTCTTTAAGTTCAGTACGAATAGATTCTTTATTAAGTGAACCGTTAACAATATCATCAACAGAAAAGAACTCACCTAGACGCCCAATAAATGTCTCTGGTGAAATATTATACTGCATGATAAGGTGAGGATATAGACTGTTAAGGTCAAAAGATACAACCCATTTATGCATACCAACTTGAGGATCTTTGACGTATGCACCAGCAATTTGTCTATCTTTTTTCTGTTCCTTCATAGGAGGTACAACGATCTTCTTTTTAAGAAGATAGTTATGTATAATAATATCCCACATATGAACCGATGAAAAGGTATCGTTGTAGTTAACCTTACCATCATAGGCTAGCGCGTAAACTTGTTCAATAAGTTTAAGTTTCTCATCTAGTCGGTAAACGAGATTAACGTCGTGAATATTATACTCAATAAACTTTTGAAAGTCTTTGCGGTATAAGTCAATAAGAGAATCATACTCAGAGTAATCGAGTTTCTTTTCACCTAATTCGACAAAAGCAATAGAATCAAGTTTGTACGATTCCTGCATAGGCATAAACTTACGATAAAGTTCTAAGTAATCTAAAACTGCAATACCTTTAAGGTTAAAGACTTTAAACTCGCGTCCTGCTTTAGTATAAGAACGCGCTTCAATATCTTTCCAAGGTGATAGGTTCTCGGCAAAATCACCTACAACTCTTCTAAAGCGATTAACCATGTAAGGTATATCGAACGTCTCAATATTCCAACCAGTAACTACGTCTGGTGAAAATTGTTTACTTCTCCATGCGTCAAGAAAGCGCATAATAAGAGTAGGTTCATCTTGACACTTAATATACTTAATGTTTGGATCGTCAGTCTTAAAATCGCTACAGCCAAACACAATAGAAAGATCTCCTTTACGCATTGTAATAGCAGTAATAGGTTTATCTGCTATCTCAATGTTAGGAAATCCTTCGTCCGCCGCAACTTCGATATCGATTGCAACAACAGAGATTAAGGAAGTATCGTAATCGATATCTCCTGGATAATAGTCGTTAATGAACGTGTAAGCGTATTTTTGTAAACCGTAAATAGTATAGTTAGTACCTTTATACATCTTAACAAATGAACGAGCATCTGCCATAGAGTCAAAGTCTAACTTATCAACCTTAGCACCATTAAGTGTACGATATTCACTTACACCTGTCTTTGACGGTACAAACAAATAAGGCTTATAAGGAATCTTCTGCTGTATACGTTGGCCATTTTCATAACCACGCAGCAGAATTTCACTACCAAAAGGACTTAAATTAACACTAGTATAGAAACGACTCATATATTCTCCATCAAACTAATATACTAGTATATACATTTAAAATAAGCAAGGGGGCCGTAGCCCCCTTTAAAATTATTTTTTTGAACCTTCGTTTATGATAATAAGTTCATCAGCTGTATATGGCCACATGTTACACATCCTTTAAAAAGAAATAACCTGTGACTGCTGTAACTAAAAGAGTAATAGCATCTACCATTAGACTGCCCTCATAGCTACTCTGTAAATATCACATCTTGATACACCTATATCAGAAAGCTCCCTATCTGAAAGAGCGCTTAATTCACGAACAGTTTTATTAAATCTCGATTGGCGTGCTAGCCAACGAGTTATTTTTCTACGGATTTTTAACATGTTACTTGTTTTTTTCTGTTAGTAATTGCTTGGAGTCAGCAGCTTTACTTTCAGTAGCAACATCAGTAATATCAATCTTTTTAGGCTTTTTTGAATCAGGAATAATATTCTCAAGCCATACTTTAAGCATGCCATTTACAAGATCAGCACCTTTAATTTCAACAGTATCTGCAAGTGAAAATTTACGTGTAAAAGCACGATCTGCGATACCCTTATAAAGGTATTCATTAGCAGTATCTTCATCATTACCAAGAGAAGAGTTGCCGGAAATAATTAACGATCCGTCTTCTATTGTAAGATCTAAATTATGTTTACCGAAACCAGCTACAGCCATTTCAATAACATACTTGTTTTCGTCAACCTTAACAATATTGTAAGGCGGATAATTAGGGATTACTTTTGAAAGTGATTCATGTGCCTGTTCAAATTTTTTAAGCATTGGCTCATAGCCAACAAAAAACTTATCGAAACCAGGAACATCAAAAAATTTCGCTACGTCAATACGTGTCATATAGACCTCCTATTAAGCAAGGTTAAGAATTAACCATCCCATTTGGCGATGGTATATTATATATAACTATTTTAGTTAAAAAAGGCAACTAATTTTTTAATAGCTGCTATTAGTCTAGTGAAAGCTCTTTATCTTTTATAGAACGTTCATATTGATTCATCTTATCAAGATAACCTTGATTTCTAAGTTCTTTAAATAAAAGATTTTCAAAAGAAAACTCTCCACCTTTTTTAAGGCCAGATGAGCGAAGATCTGCAATCTTCTTTTTTAGTTTATGAAAAGCTTCAATATCCATTTTACTATCGATCATTTTATCGATAAGATCCATGTAGTGTTGTGCTTTGTTTTCTAAATTTTTATCATTAGCAAAATTAAAATTACCATGAACAGGTATTTTAATCCATTTATCAGCTAATAAAGAATAAACACCTCCGGCAACTAGCTCGGTGTTAACATCTTGTGCATATAATTCGATTGGATATCCGTAAACATGAATATTATGAGTAAGTGACCAAAGTATCTTTTTGTCTTGTAAATATTCGTCTACTAGTTCTCTATCAGGATTTAGTTCATTTCTATCTAAAATAATATGAACGTCTAAATCAGAGCTATCTGTATAATTATAATTAGCATTACCACCTGTAAGTGTAATGTCTTGAACTAAACGATCAGGTATCTTAGCAAAATCTTTCCAAGTATTAGCAATTTCCAAAAGTTTTTTTCTTACATCTGGTTTAAGTTTTTGCTTATCCCAAATCTTAGGATTTAAAGTATCGTGATATTCTAATGATATCTTTTCTTGTAAATTAGAATAATTCTTAAAAGGAATCATTATAGCACTGTGTTACAACCACTCGTTCCCACACACCATAATAATTATTAAAACGATTTACAATTCTATTGCGACAAACCGGTACTTGATATGGGTTATATTCGTCATAGTAATATTGCTGACGAAACTGGTGTCTAGGTTGATAACCGTTTTGACCATTCATAATAATGGCACCTAGAATACCACCAGCAATAACACCACCAACAAAATCATTAGCATACGATTGTACAGGAGCTAATAATGAAAGTGTTAATGTAAACACCAATGCGAGCTTTTTAAACATGTTTTAATTCTCGAATGCTAAACTTTTTAAACGTGCTATTTTTATCAAAACGCTTTAATTCTTTAATCCAGCTTATTGCATTTGATCTAGACGTAAAGAATACTCTTTCTTTATAGTCTATTTCAAATCTTTTATCAACTGATTTTTCAAATTCAACTACATATCGAAAATTTTCAGCGTTCATATCCTAACTCCTTGCGTTGTTTTGGATCTATTATTTAGCTGGTAGACGTGGTAGGACTCGAACCTACACTAAGACCGTTATGAGCGGCCGGCTTCACCTTTAAGCTACACGTCTAAAACTGGTGCCCTCGGTCGGACTCGAACCGACACTACGGAGATTTTAAGTCTCCTGACTCTGCCTATTGGTCTACAAGGGCTAATTCTCAAGCTGATTTAAGAGCTGATGAAACATAGACAATCATAAATGTGCTATTGTTTAACCAGTATCCGTATTCCCAATTATTAGTAATTGTGTTATAGCGACCTACAAGTTTTTTCTTAAAACGGTACAATGTATTTCTCTCCAAGACTCATGCTTAACTTATAACTATTAATAGCATTTTTCAGTTTAATAATCAACTCTCGATCATTATTCCATTCAGCGTCTTGTAATTGTTTTTTTAATTTATATATTTGTACTTCGATAAGAGGAAATTCTGTTTCAGTTAAATCCGTTGAATGAACTGTTTCCATCTATTGTTTTTTCCATATTATATGCATCTGCTCCTTCATCGTAAAAATTAGGAAGCTCATTAAGTACATTATAACCGTTTTTCTTATAAAAATCAACTGCTTTAGTATTAGATTGTCTTACTTGAAGTCTTACCTTTTTTGATCCTATTTTTTTAACTTCTTGCTCAACATAATTGAGCAGAGCTTTTCCTATACCTTTATTCTGATAAGAGGGATTAACAGCTAATCTACCTACAAAAGCAATAGACTTATATTTTGAAAATTTAACTGTAACAAAGCCGCATAAGAAACCATTATAGTAACAAGTTAGACATAAATTGTCATTATGTAAAATATTATATTTTACTTCTATATCTGTAATTCTTTGATCAAAACATAATTGATCTACAGTAAGTATTGCTTCTAATTCTGCAAGAATAGCTCTATCTATTTTAATCATATAATGGCTAAAATATCGTCAACAGTATTTTCTATTAATCTATTATTAATTAAATAATCATATGCTCTTTCAACAGCGTCATTATCTTTACCTTTATATTTTTTTAGATAATTAATAAGCTGTTCATCTGTATCATATGTAAATCCGTAATTCATCATCGTCTCAGCACCAGCGATATTACGAGCAGCCCAAGGTGTTTTGTTTATCATTGATTCTAGAAGTACTAAACCAAACCCTTCTGAGAATGAATGTAAAATATAAAGGTCTGCTTCTTTAATTGCTGACATAACATCATCACGATCATCAATAAGAAACGGTTTAACAAATTCTGTTTCTTTAGGCATTAAACCTGTTCTATTATCGTAACCTGTCAGTACTAAAGTTGTATCAGGAACATTAGCAGCATTAAATAATTCAACTAATTCTGGCATGGCTTTATTTTGCCAATAACCACCTGATGATACAAACATATTTTTTGTTTTAATATTATACTTTTCTTTAAAACCAGGTTTACCTAAAGAGTCTTCTTTGACAATACCGTGTCTAACCTGTCTTGCTTTATCATTTACTCCATAACGGGTAAGATGTCTTAAATCGGCAGTTGTTGATGTTCCGATATAAGCAACATTAGACATTGCATAAC